GGCAACCGAGGACAATATATCCTGGCTGCAACTAAAGCTATTAAGGGGTCTGTCTTAGCAGACGATGCCACCAGGTAGTCTCTCACGATTTTATTAGTATCTGCTATCGCCATTTATTTCAGCGCGTCCTTTATATTTTTCCCGAGATTCTTGATATTCTTATCGTATGCCGGCTTAAAATAGGGGCGTGCCGGCATGCTCACGGTGCCTGTTTCCAGGAATCCACCGTATCCGCTAGTCGAATAAATCGCTCCAGTCAGGTCTTTTTGCGCTATGGGAGCGCCAGGACCAACCTCAAATTTAATCGAGCGCCGGTTAGTTCCATACTGAAACGGGCTGTCCTTAATGGCATCATTGGCTATCTCAGCAACGGTGGTCGTTAGCCCATACTTGGCCGCTTTCATGACCTTATTCGCGACCTCCCCAGTCTTAAGATTAAGCTTCCATTTAGTCGTTATCTTCACTATTCCACCTTCTGCAAGAATACTTCAAGATGATGCTCGTTAACCCCATCACTTCGCGGTTGAACCAAGAGAACTTCGTATGTCGAGGCATCAATTACAGTTCCGTCAGCTCTCAATTTGATATCGCTTACTCTATCTTGCTCGTCAATGGTAACTGTACCATTCAAAAAGAGCTTCCAATTACTAATCATGACTTTGGCCCCGACCTTAATCTCAGTTCCGGATACAGACATAATCCGACATGGCTCATCCTCATATCCTGTCGGCCATGTCTCCGCCGGCGTCCCATAATCATCCGCAACGCCTTGGGTAAGTTTCCCGATATCGCAAATATGAATCAATAAGCCATCGAAGCTCATCTAATCTTCCTCCGCCGTTATCGCGCTACCCGAGGTCAGGTCCATCTCAGATATTTCCAGAACAGGAGTTGAGGCATCCTTTTCTCTCAATTCATTCTGCAATTTGTTCATATTCTGGATTACCTTTTGCGTGTAAGAGTAATCACCTATCTTTTCACTATCTGGAGCCGCAGCATATTTCGCCATCCACGCCGCTAGAGCATCAGCAGCCGCCAGATTAAGATTGTTTGAATTCGCTGTCAGGAAATATGTTATCTCCGCATCAGTAAATACGGCATCAGTGACTGGGGTAACATCGGTATCACCTATTATCAGACGAACCTTACCTATATTCGTTGTTAAATCATATGTTGCTGCCATCTTAAACCCTCGCTATCTTCAATCGAAATATATTTAACCGAGATATTTTCACCCTTACTGGTTCAGCGTTTATATAGAAGTAGAAAGGAAAGGTGCAAGGGAAAGTACCTTGATACTCTTCCTCTCTATATCTTTCAAACTTTAACCGAGATGGCTTTATCCTTGTCGCCATAATTATATCTCCTGTATTTTCAGCCAGACTTTCATTGTATCCGAACCACCAGACTCAGCTTTAATACTTCCGCTGATACGGGCCCCAGTATTGAAGATAAACTCTGTCCCAGAAGGGGCAAGCGAACCAGCCGCCCTGGATGTTGAAATCATTATCCTGTCAAAGAAAGTAACCCCACTATCAGCGCTCAGTCTGAGTTGATACCATTGAGCTATCTGTGGCTCAACATAAGAAGCGATAACCCTGAATGGTTTAGTAGCTAAGGCAGCAGCCCTTAGCTCTGTGTCCGGGCCGAATACATTAGCGACATTATCAGCAGTTAAAGTAATGCCGGTCATATCGTCGGGATCTATCTCCATCGGGAAAGCCCCGTGTATATTAGTCCAGATAGAGTCGTGAACTTCATCATCTACATTTAGAGTATTATGCAGTATCATTTCGTGAAAAGTATTCTCATTACCAGCATCAATGTCTATTCCTATTGCACAGTCGCCAATATCACAGAATGAGAATATGTTGTGGTAAGCATTTGCCCCTAGAATGTGGATGCCTTTAAGGCAGTCATGTATTCTTATTGTTTCAATTTCGGAGCAACACAAGTCATCCACTTTAATGGCGGTCATTTTAGTACTATCTTTGCCTAGAAAGTCCAAGTCAAATGCTTTGAAATGCTTGCCTGCATTAGTGTCATACCACAGGGCAGTAGCAGGGACGGTTAAGTCCTCACCTATGAACTGACAGTGCCTTGTCCTCGCGCCACCTCTTGTTTGAATGAGCCCATTGTTTCCAGTTCCAAGATTAAAGTTAAGATTATAGACTGACGATCGGCCAGTAAGCTTCATAATACTGGTAGCGCCATCATGGTCATTCATCACTTTAGCCCAGTTACGATGTGTCCCCTGAAGGATAACATTTGCCGCCCAGGTTGGGTCGCCCGTTCTGTTTATGTCATAATACCCGGCTCCGTGAGGAGTAATGAGAATAAGAGTACAATCTTCATCGTCAGTTGAAGCAGCATCCAAGGCATCCTGTATCTCCTGATAGGCCGTTCTCCATGACAAACCGTCAGCTCCGGTTCCGTTTGGTGAAACGCGCAATGTTGCAGAAATGGCTCTACCCATCGTAGCACTGCCAAGTTCATCTTCTTGGCGCTCTAATAGACTAAGGAGTCTTTCTGTCTCTGCTATCATCACGCGTACCCTTTTTGATTTTTATACATATTCTTCCAATCTTCTGCGGTCAAACCTTCCTCAGCTACAACAAGCCTGGGAGTTAAACCACTGAGCATATTAGCGTTTTTAGTATATCTGATGCCGATAACAAGGTCCTGAGTAGTGGCTTCAGGGTTTATCAGCACATCGGAAACTGTAGTGACCGGCTCTCCGTTACGGTAAAAATAAGCAGTATTGCCAATCTTACTAATACCAAAATGCGACAGTGCGCTATAAGCCCAACCGAGTGAATAAGCTCCAGTTCGAAGTGAGGCGCCTCCGGCGTGGTGTAGTCTCAAAGACAAATATCTCAACGCACCAGCTTCTGTAAGGTAGACTTCCCAGCCACCAACACTCACCTCATATCGGCCGATCAATATTTGAGAGTCCTCAACTGTGTTCTCCCATGTAAACCAGCCGCCGATAGAAAAGTCGCTATCAGTAAATCCGAGGTCAGCACAGGCAGCATTAAGGCATTGGGCATACTCAGTACTACCCCAACCGGCAAGCCCCATCGCCATCTTACCGCTAGGTAAGGTAGTCCAGGATGGAGTATTGACCAGTGTAACTGGATGATGCGGCTTGGCTACATCCTGGGTGATAACACCAATGCCCTCCCGGAAGGGAAGGTCCAGCAGCATCCGTCTATTATATGAAATGCTGTCATACATCACGGTCATGGAGCCACCTCATAGAATACTTCCCAATCATAGTCTCGATTCGTTCCGACTGTCTTCTCGATAGTTATCCAGATTCCATACCTGGTCGGCTCTAGGTCTATTGCAATACCGGCATTGACCGGGACCCCGACAATCGGCTCTCTATCATCAATCACCCACGGACCCCCTGCGGTTATTCGGTAATTGACCAGAATACGGATTGTCTCAGTAACCGTCTGATTAGCAAAGTCTATAATCAAACGCCGAGGCTCATAGACTCCGGCCGGGGCATTATTGATATAGACCGTCTGCACGGTACCATCAGTTGTTATCGTGCCACCAGTTTCTTCCAGGATACCCTCTGCCTCAACTATCGCCTGGATAGCATCGACATCAGCTTGAAGCAATACTACATCAGCATCGAGGTCGTCAACCGAGTCCTGGAGAGTAGCGAGATCAGCTAGAACTTCAGTCAGATCGGCAGGATTATGAACTCCACCGCCACTCATCTTAACCGTCCCTCACTGATAGACAAGTTTGCTTCTGGTCCATCAGTAATGGCATTAATTACACCCAAGAATAGATTGTCCACACCGATATGATAAGACCCTCCTCTCGGAGCAAGCGCTTCCCCAGAGCCATATACAGCATCATTCCCACGGCCCAGATAAATCCAATAGGCGCTGGTGTTTATAAAATCAGCATCAACCCTATCAGGATTAGCCGCCAGGACTGGCCCGGTAACATTGGTGACCGTGGCAAATGTATCTACAGCTGTGGGTATAGGCCATTTTCTAGGGTCTGGCATTATTCTGGCACATCTCCTTCGGCAAGATTACCAGTTTTAGTATAGTACGCCTGTCGCTTTTCATTGCCTATTCGAACACACTTGCCTTCAGAGCACTTATTCCCATGTCGATATTGGCAATTAACTTCCAGGCAATACCAAAAATTCGCAGGTTCTCTATCCGGCATCTTTTCTCCTTAAATGCATGTAACGGTGAAGTCGGCCACAAGAGTTTGATCATACTCAATATATAAACCGGCCTTCAACTTAGCATCGTACAGGAACGTAATTGGCTGAACTGAAATGGACGTGGTCGGGTCTAGATGTAGAACAGCGATAACACCGCCAGTATCATCACCACTATCATATACGGTAGCATCGCCGGCAGTAGTCAGGCCATTGACGACTATTGAATGGAGCATGCCTTTTTCTGGCTTCACTTGAACGGTCCCGGTTACATGGGTAAACGGCCAGGCAAAACCCTTTATTGGATCTGTCATTATTGCCTCCTCAAAATAGACCGACCAGGGACGAGGGAAAGGAGCAATAACCCAAGCCCCAGCCGGCCGGTATTAACCGGACAAGTCCGGACATACCCGGTAATTAATCGAGATGGCCTCCAAAGTAGAAGCCTCTCCAGTCAAGGGTCGTGACGCCAAACGGCAGTCTGACCCGGTAGAAGATATTGTCAGTGGCAAAGTCACCGGACATTGGGTTGATGGCTGCTCCGCCAACGGTAACCTTGTCGCTTGCCTTCATGGCGATTTCCGGCCTTTCGTGACCTCTCAGGTGAGCCGCTTCTAGGACCGCCAGTTCCCTCGGATCAGTAAATAGGAACCAACTTGCAACCGAGGATAACGGTGTCGTGACAGCACCGAGAATGGTGATATAGGGGTCAACGACCAGTTCCAGGTTCATCTGAGATACCACATTATTCACAGGTACCCAGACATCAGGCGCACCGGCAATCGTTGTTGCACCGGCCAGTCCCATCTTAGTAGCTGAAGTCAGGATCGCTCTAGCAGTCATTTCAAGAGCCGGTGGAACCACCAGAATCTTCGGCCTGGTTGGAATTGGCTCGCCGTTTGCATCGGTTCGAGCCGCGAACCATTCTATGCCTGTTTCCAAATTGGCAATAGTTAGAGGATTAACGGACAGATTACCTCGACCGGCCGTAGCCAGCACCACATTATGGTAGTACTGAGCTGACACCAATCGATGCTCGGTCCTTATGGCCGCGTTAGAGAACCGCTCCGGAGTATCCTTCAGAGCTCCCAGATCATCGTTAATTATCGACTCCCAGGAGATATCAAACTGCCGACCGTATTTCTTGAGTTGTATGTTGTATTCGGCCTCAGTTCGTGGACTCGCAAGATATTCGCCTTTCTCACTAACTTCATCAAGATAGTTGTCTCCGCCTGTCATTTTGTGACGGCTGGCGTTCCTGAAGTCCCTGTTTGTCGAGAGTTTGGTGAAAGCCTTCCAGACGGATGGCGCGGCCTTATAGTTCGCCAGGAGCTGCCGGTCCAGAGTATCACCGAACAGCAGCGGAAAGTCCGAAGTCGTCAGAGCTTCCTTTATGGCATACTCCCATTTATGGGTTGGTAAGCCATCGAGATTGTAAATCAATCGGTTAGCCTCGG